GCTTGTGCTGCCTCTGCGTCGGCGACTGTTCGTGCCTCGGCGATGGCCTGCGTTTTGCGCGTGTAATCTGCGGTGCGTGAGTAGCCTTTTAGCAGCTCATCGAGCGGCACTTCGACTTCTTCCCCGTCAACCTTGACGCGGAATGTCTGCGCTGCTGTCGGAGCCTCATCGGCATCCTCATCGCCTTCTGGTTCCTCGACAGCCTCAACGTCAGCCTCATCGGCTGATGCTTCAACTGCCTCCTCACCCTCGTCCGTTGCTTCGGTTTCAAGCTGCTCGTTTTCGCCTTCTTCAGCGGCGAGCATCTGCTCGAAAACATCCTGCGTGGACTGTATTGTTCCGGGGGGTGTACCCGTGCCGGTTTCACTCATAACTCTATTTTGCGGGATACAAGACTATCTGCGCCCTGCTATCCGATCAATTTCTCGACGTGCGACGACGCCATTCTCGAGCACGATTCGCAGGTGGTTGCGCACCTGCTCCAGTACCTGCGTCGCAAGCCACAATCGCTCGCGCTCTTCAATGTCTGGTAGCTTGCTGCTGCGCCACGCTGCGAGATACTCCCGCTCCATAGAATCGAGTGTTTCACTCAGCAGCGGGTTGTTGATCAACTCCTCTGCCTGCATGGCGCGCTGCACGTCAATGTGCGGGTTGCGATCGCTCAAGCAAGAAGCCCTCGCTTCGGCTTGCTCTTCATCGCCTTCTTCAAGAGCTTGCCGCCCTTGTCTTCTTGGTTGAATTCCTTGGCCACCTTCATCGGCACGCCGACCTTCTTGGCGAACTCCTTGGAGTGCGCAGCGGCGGCCATCAGACGGGCTTGTTTGGCGGATTTACTAGGCATGATCAGTCCTCTAAAAGTCCGGTCTTGCCGCGCTGCTTTTTCGGCGTTGCGGCAGTGACGTCAAGTCTCTTGTTTACTATATCAGTCAGTCGCTTTTCCAAGGCCTCGCTTCTGCGAATGTTGCCCGGAGAGAATGATGGCGGATTGGCCTCAAGAGCTGCCAGCCTTTGTCCGTATCCAGCCTGCTCGAGCAAAGATCGATATTTCGGATCTTTTGTCAGCAATGTTGCAAAGTCGGCCACGCCTCGAATCTTGTCTTCGTTAATGACGCCGCTTGCGACCAGATCGCTGATGGTGACATCTTGCCCGCTCTTAAGTAATCGCTGGCGCTCTTCAACCGCTGGCTTAACGTAAGACCAAACTGTTTCTTGCACTTCTGCAGGAGTCCACTTCCTTCCGGTTGCCTCCTCAAGCACCTTTGCCGCCTGTCTAGCATTGACATTGGCGGCATAATATCCCGGCCCCTTCATGCCGAGCTTTTCGCCGCTTGCGGCCTTTCTCGCGGCTCCAGCAAATAGATCCTGCATGATTCCGTATGCGTTTGCCATCCATGTATCGTTGGTGACTTCCGCCATGTCTCCGAGCAGATTTCTCATGAACGAGTCAACCTTTGGCCCTGACAGGATCAAAGATTCTGGATCTGCTGTGGCCAATGATCTGACGCTGTTGTTTGTCCATGCGTCAAGAACAGATACACGTCGAACCAAGTCAGCGTTCTCGGGAGATGCGTCAGAGAATGCCTGAATTCGCTTCAGCAGAGCTGACTTTGACTTTGACTTGATGCCAAGTCTACTTCCGAGCGACTCCAACTGAGACGCGCTTCTTTCCGCAAGAGGAGACTGCTGTACGCTGTCGCCCATGATCTTGATAATTGAGTCTCGATCAGTCGGGCGGCCAGATGCGTTCCAATTTTTCCATACACTCAGTGCGTTTTGCAGGTTTGACTCCACACTGGTTTGCGGAGAAAGCGAAGAGAGCAGCGCAGTAAACCGCGGCGCGTCATCTCCGAATACCGTTTTGATTGCGTCGCCGCTTGTCGAGTACCACCCAAGCTTGGCGCGACCGGCATAAGCCATCGCTGCCGTATCCTCTGGGTTCATGGTCTTGTACGTTTCGAGCAGGCCTCCAGTTTTTTCGGCGCTCTTCGGCGTAATTTCTTGGAACTCTTTTTCAGTCAGGAACTCGCGCAGCGTTCCATAAAGCTGCGGGTTTGATTGGCGCAAAGCCTCCGCCTCTTGCTCGGTCAATCGAACCATCTGGCCGCCGGGGCCGCGGAACATGCGCATCGGATTCAAAAACGATGGCAAATACTCACCAGCAGCCTGCGGGCTTTGCAATGCTTGCGACGCGCGCTGCATTTCTGCCTGCGCCATCTGCGTCATCATTTCGCGCGGATTTTGAGCAAAGGCCTTGCCTGTTTCGTATGCACCAAGAATCCCACCTCGCACAGTGCCGAGCGGGTCTTGAACAAATCTCGAGCCTAGATCTGCGGCGCCGGTAGCAAGATTGCGTCCAAAGTTATAGACGCCCTGACCAAACTGAGCAACGGCCGGAGATCCAGCGATTGCTTCTTCAATTGCTTGCGATTCTGGGTCTAAAAGACCCGGCGGGATTCGTTTTCTACTTGCCATCCTTTTTGTTCCTATATTGCTCGAGCAACCGTCGTCCCTTTGCGACAGCGCTGGATTTATCCCCGTAATGCCCCCACGCCTCAAGACTCAGCTTCAGCCGAGTCTTATCCCCTTGCTCGTCTGTCAGTAGGCCCGGCATCGACCCCATACGGGTCAAGAAACTGCCCTTACGGCGCAACTGCTCTGGCGTCTTAGGCGCACCCTTGACTGGCGCCTTTAGTGTTCCACCAGTCTCTGCCTTGTAAGACGCGCGCCCTTTGGCGTTGAGGCCGCCCTTCTTGGACTGCCCCTCGGCGCGTTGCCACGCCGGCGTCTTCACTTGCGCTTCTTCGCCGTCTTGGCAGAAGCCTTGAATGCCGATGCAGTCGGAGCACCCTTAGCGCCCGGCTTGCGCATCTTCTCGCCACTGCCAGCCTTGATCCGCTCACGCTTGGCGTGAATGTTTGCGTATAAGCCTCTCATGTCGCATCCGCTCCACTGATGTAAACGCACAGCTTGTCAACTGCGTCTGCCTTGACCTGTATCGTGCCGCCCTCGTCTATGATTGCAAGGCCGCGCCAGTTGTATATTGCGCCACCGTCAATGCCAAAGTTGTAAACAATGGCATTGCTTAGATCAGGTGTTCCGCCAGACGGAACAAGATGCACATAGGCCTGATGCTTGTTGGCCGTGACGTTGCAGATGTTGATGTCTTTGACGTAAGTGCGGGTCAAGGACGGCACTGTGTACAGCGTCGCATAAGACGACGTCATGTTAGCGTTGCCGAGCTTCTTGCCGACGATGTTCTGGTACTGGCCCATTCAAACTCCGTTCAGCCAGTGCAGCACGTTTAGGCTGTGCACCGACGCGATCAGTTCTCGGTTGTTGTTGTCTACTTGGTTGAAGTAGAGCTTCAACTGGTTATTGAGCAGATGCTGGTACTGCTGTGAATACTGCACCGGCGCGTTGTTCGGACTCGGCGCCTTTGACTGTCGTATGTCATCCATAGAAATGCTTCTCGTAGACTACGGTCTGCGTTTTGTATCCAAACTTTTTGGCGTGCTTCTTCCAGCCGGGCCGGCCGAAGAATTCCACGCCAAAACATCCGGTGTCTCGAGCGAACTGCTCCATCGTCTTGTGCATCTGATCTTCGACGCTTTCCTTGATGTGCGGCTCCATTACGCAGTAATGCACAACAAACATCTTCTTTCTCGGGTACTGCTTAATCTCTGTCAGCAAGTACCCGTTCAGCACGCCGAAGCTGTTATCGATCACCACCCACAGTTGCGACTGTGGAGCCAGCGCGAGAGCCGCGATGTCATCGACTTGCACGCGGCCTTCAGCCCATTCCATAGACTGGTACAGGTAGCCGCGCAGGCATGAAAGAGCTTCAAGAATTCTACCTTCAGGGACACGTTGAACCTCCAGCGCCATTAGAACCGCATGTAATTCAGATCATCCAAGAGCGATCTGTCGAACGCGCCCGGCGAGAAGAATGATGTCGGCAGCGCAGCCGTGTCGTACTGGATCGGATTGACAACAGACTGCGAGACGCCGACCGGACTGCTGACAGGCTGCGCAGTGCTTTGCGATGACATGTCCATAACCGCAGGCTGCACAAAAGGCTGCTCACGGCGGAATGGATTGCGTGGGCGCTGGCGACGCGGCTGCGGCTGCGCGCCAAGGCCAAAGGCGCCGCCGTAGTATTGCTGCATGAACTGGTTCGCGACCGTGTCGTTGATCGTCGGCTGCGGAGGAGGCAGGTAGCCAAGACCGACCTGACCGTAGCCGCCCATCTGGTTATATCCGCCCATGCCGCCGAAGGTGGTGCCGAAGCCGCCGCCAGCAAACGGATTATAGGAACTCGGCTGCTGGTATCCGCCGCCGAATCCCATTGACATATACGGATCGTATGACATGCCGTAAGACGACGAGCCAAACGGATTGTAGGTGCTGCCGTAGCTGCTCGCATACGGATTGCTGTAGCTGCTGCCGTACATGGAACCATAGCCGCCGCCCATTGGCTGGCCATAGCCGCCCATCATCGAAGAGCCGTACCCCATGCCACCGAATGGGTTATATCCCCCCATTCCGCCCATGCCACCGTAGGAAGGCTGCTGATATCCGAAAGATGAACCGGTGCTCATGTTCGCCTCACTAGATCAAAGGTTGAGCCGGTGGTGCCGGCGGAATCACAATCTCAGGGATCACCGGCTGCTGCACGCTCGGCGTTGCCGTGCGCGGTGCCTTCATCATCGAATTGATCTGCTGCATGTCTACCTGCACGCCGTACTTCAACTGCGTCTCATAGGCCTGCAGCATCAACTGCGCTTCGGTCTTGTCACGCTCGCGATCATCGGCGAGCAACATCTTCTGGCGATCCAGCTCGAGCGCTGCCGCCTTGTTCTGGATGTCCGCCTGAATCTTCTGCGTCTCGACCTGCGCCAAAATCTGCGCCGGATCTGGCGGAGGCGGAGGCGGAGGCGGCTGCTGCACCAGCGCAGGATTGGTGAAGAAGTCGGCCGCATTCTTGAAGCCTGACGTCTCGACCAATTTAGTCAGCGTGTTGTAGTACTGCACCGGCGTGACGAGCGGATTCTGTGGGCCGAGCGTCTGCAGGATCTGCTCTTGCTTCTGCGCAATCGCCGTAAGCGTCGCCACCTTCTGCTCTTCGGTGCCACCACCGAGTGCGACGTTGATCTCAACGTCCATCTCGGCCTGCCAGCCGCGTGGATCGATCGGCACCCACTGGTTACGAAGGCGCACCACCCGTGGGCGATCTTGATTCTCCACAACCAGCTTGAGAATGCCTTTGAACAAGGCGCGCATCCCGGTTTCGGCGAAGATTCGGGCGATCAGCTCAAGATGCTGCTGCGCGGCGCTGACGGTCGCGGCGACCGCCGCACGGGTGGTGCTCTGTAGGGCATTGGCGTCCAATCCCATCGCAGCCTTGGACATGCCAGTGCGCGTCTCGCGCACCTCGTCCAGATAGCCGAGCATCGGGAATGCCGCCTGACCGACAAACGGAACGGAGAACGGTTGAACCATGCCCGGAGCGCGCTGTCTAATTACGCCCCCGACTTCTGTGTTCAGCACGTCGTCCATATTGACCTGACCCTCGACCACGCCAACCCGTGGGTGAATCGAGAGCGACAAAGAATCCAGCATGTTGCGCATGACCGCGGACTTGATGCGCTGCAGATCGGCGGTCATGTCGAAGATCGACAGGCCGATCAATGCGTGCGGTTCCGGGTCAGGGCAGAACAAAGCGAACGGACGATGCGAGCAAGGCTCGTTCATCACGATCTTGTAGCCGTGGCCGATGGTGCAGATCTTGCGAAGCTCTGCGATACCATCGCGGTCGTAGTCAACCGGAATGTAGGACTCGACGTAGAGCACGCGCTTGTCGTCCTGCGTACCGCCGGGGCCATAAGCCTGCGCATACGGGTTGCGAGCGAGGTACTCGTCGTTGGTATCTAACTCAAAGACACCGGCCTGCTGCTCCACCTCGTCCTTGTCGTAGCCGAGCGCCACCAAGTCCGACACCGTCATCATGCGGCGATGCGCAACGATGGTGGCGTCCATGATTCCGGTAGCACGGCGGTCGATCAGGAACTCTTCTGGCGGAACAGCTTCCACCTTCACGCGACCGTCGCGGATCTCGCGCTTCAATTCCAAGGCGTAGATCTGCGGCGCCTGCGGCGGCAGTCCCGTGTTGGGATCAATCACCGGCTGCCCGGTCATCGGGTCAACCGGCGCCTGCCAGCTCGGGTCATCCTCTGAGCTGATGGCCGAGCCAATCACGTCAGGCTCATCGAGCAGCAGCGTCAGCGAGGTTTCATCCAGACCGGTGTAGTGCTCGGTCTTAACCTTAACCTTCTCTTCCCAGTAAAACTTGACGATACCGAGCGCACCGCGCAGCGCATCCTTGAATGCGGAGTGCAGCACCAAGAAGCCGTTATTGTCCGAGGTAAAGATCCAGTTGACGTAATCGGTCGCCTGTTCGGCAGTCTGGATATCTTCCGGGCCGCGCGGTACGAACTCGACCACCTTGGACGAGCCGAAGAAGACGCGCATAAGAGACGGCATGATGCCGTTGATCGTGTCTCGGACATCCGTAGACACAACCTGCGAGCGGCCCTCTTCCTCGTTGCCAAACGGCTCACCGCGATAGTATTCAATCGCTCGAGCGCGGTTCGGCGAGAGGTCGTTATCGATGAACGATACCGCATCGACCAGCTCGGCCTGCACTACGGACTGCAGCTCGCTTTCGTCCATAGGCTCAGGGCCAAGGCCTAGAGCAGCCTCGGTCTTCTCGATCATCGATCCGTCAGCATAGTTCATAGACCGGCACCCGTGCCGAAATTATCCCTCTCCTATTGTCCCCCGAGCAGACTTTCAACCTGAACCGGCGCGAGTGCACAAATCCATGCTTCGCGATCCATCAGGCCAAACGAGAGTAGATACTGGCCTTGGTGTTCTACCAGACCGGCGCAGAACTCCACCGTCTCGTCGCGGAAGAAGAACTCACGCCCAACCTGTACCGGGATGAGCAGATCGTTGAAGGTGACTAAGCGGTGAGCGTAGACGTGCTTGCCGCGCTGCTTCTGGCGCTGGTGCACCACACCGAGCCACCACTCCCCATACCGCACTAGCTGCGACGAACCAGACCACCCCTTGAGGCGGCCATCGTCGCCGCCCAGATTCAGGCGCCGATTCTGCGGCCACAGCTCATACGATTCTGCGGGTGATCCGTAATACAGAAATCCGAGCCGGCTACCGTCCACAAACAACATCCAATTCTTTTCGCGCTCGAAGTTGTGTGGACTAACCAAGAACTCTAGCTCTTGCACCGGCACATTACTCGCAAGCCTGCATAACGCCATCGTGTTACGGCAGCGCGGCCCGTGAAAGCAAGCCGAGGCCAGGTACCACCAACTGTCGCGCCACCAAAAGAGACGCGCATCTTCAAGGCCATCACGCGCCGGCACTCGCTGCGAGCGCACAATGCCCTCGTCAATCTGCCGTGTCTCGCCTTGCGTCAAATCAGGGTTGATGCGAACGAACCAGTTGATGGTATCTGGCCGCGGACTGTTGCCAAAGGAGATGCCGCCCTCAACCCCAAGCTGGTAGTTGACCGTGCGGACAATGCACGCGAGATTTCCCGCGCCATCTTTGGCGATCGACGGATTGCACGCTGGATATTCGCCCGGTATCTCTAGGCGCAACATCCGCACGCCATGCTCGGCAAGGATTACGCGGCCGGGGGCAAATCCGGTGGCGTTTTCTTTGGCGGCTGCGGCGGTTTCTTTGGCTCCGGCTTGGCCGGGGCTTTCTTGTCGAGGCGCTTCTGGAATAGAGCGACGTCGCTTGGCTTTAG